CCTCATTCTAACCATTGGTTACAACAGGTGTTGTGATAGGGTTAGTGGTACTGGCCCACGTGAGGCCAATACAAAGAGAGAGGTAGATATTATGGGTATGAAACCTATTAAATTGGCTGAAATTGAGAAGATTGGGGATAAGCTCATTGTTCCTGAGAAATTAGAGTATCGAGAAGCGGCCGACATGCTCTATCGCAAGTCTGACGAAGATGAACAGATCATTGGAGTCGGGGCAGTGATTGAATCGTTTGTATGGGATGGCGCACTAGCAATGGTAAAAGCAATGGAGAAGCTATTTGGCTACTGTATTGCAGTGCCAACCCCTGGCTTCTTCGGTGACTCACCGCCTCAAATGATCACGGTGGAGACAGGACACAAGACATCTGTTCAGGTGCCTTGGGGAACATTCAAGATCTCTCAATTCGGCAAAGATGGATACATTGGTACAGGTACTCACATGACAGACGGCCGCATGGTATTTAGCCTAGGTGGAGAAATGAGGCGCAAATATCAACCGCTATTCAATCAGCTAGTTGATGAGATCAAAGCGATAGTCAAAACAGAGTCTATCTATCGTGGTAAGGCTTTCCGTGTTGAGTTTCGGAGTGACAACGGGAAGCCGATTCAAATGATTCACCCTAAATTCCTTGATCTCTCAAAAGTTGAGAGCGAGGGCCTTATCTTTGCGGAAGACGTGAAAGCAGCAATTGAGACTAATTTGTTCACTCCGATCAAATATTCTCAAGAATGCCGTAATCACAAAATACCTCTCAAGAGAGGGATATTGCTTGCTGGCCCATATGGGTGTGGTAAAACGCTCACCGCATATCATACGGCCAAGCATTGTGAGGATAACGGTTGGACATTTGTGTACATACGCAAGGCTTCGGAATTACCTGAGGCCCTTAATTTCATCAAGACCTATAGTCCGGCTGTTGTATTTTGTGAGGATATCGATACTGTCACAAATGGAGACCGTGATCAGCACCTTAACGATATTCTCAACACCTTGGATGGAGTCGACTCTAAGGCAGTCGAGATCATTACTGTGCTGACTACGAATCACCTGGAGCAGATAACTAGGGCAATGCTACGGCCTGGCCGCATGGATGCTCTAATTCATGTTCATGCCCCGGACGCTGAGGCCGTGCAAAAGCTGCTCCGCTTATACGGACGTGGTCTTATCCCACTTGAGGCCGATCTCTCAAGAGTAGGCGCTGAATTAGAGGGAGAGATCCCGGCTGTTATTGGTGAATGTGTTGAGAAAGCCAAGCTTGCTGCTATCGGACGTGGTAATGCTACGACTAGTGGTAATAAGTATAAGCTCAGTCTGACAGTAGACGATCTCTATCATGCGGCTATCGGCATGAGAGGGCAACGGGAGGCACTACGAATGAAAGCACAACAGCCCAAGACTGAAGCGGAACAATTTGGAGCTGCTTTCGGCAGCACTCTAGTAGGGGCTCTTGAGAATATTGGCAGTAATGCCATTAGATCAAGGCTTTTAAGACATGTCAGCCAGGACTCGCCTAATGACAAGCCTCTATATGCTCTTGAGGGAAGAGATAACAACTAGGGTAAGGTAATCCTAACCCCCTAAACTGAAAGACCTCATGCACAACACATGAGGTCTTTCTTTATGCGTTATTTGGTTGATTATGTTCCGTATGGTTGGCCTTCTCCTCCAAATCCATCTCCACCGTCTTTAATTGGCTCAGATAACACTTTAGGCACAAGATATCTTTTAAGCCAGTCGAGTTTTGCCAGGTGCTCGCAGATACCAAAGGGAAGTAATTCAGTATCTCGATAGTATTTGTATCTTTCTCCAATGTAGGAATAGGCTGGGATTTGAGTGTATTCAGGATAACCCTTAATTGAGAGGTTAGATATGATCTCGCTTAGATCGGCTTCGCTTAAGTGATAGGCTACTGGCTCCAAGCTTTCCTTAGCGCGCTTTTGCATTGCCTGGCCTCTTGCCTCTATTTGCATTTTTTTTCGCCTTGCCTCTCGTTCTTCTGAATTTAGTTTTGTCATTGCTGCTACTCCAAATGAAGAGAGGGCAGACTTGCTACCCTCTCAGTGTGCTTACCTTAGTGCTTGCGAGGCTTGTAATTCGACTCACAAGTATCGTCAGTGCAGTCTGTAAAGTCTGCGGACTCCCCAGTAAGGGCAGAGTTAAGCATGTTCATGACAAAGTCTTGAACTACTCCATCCATATCAGGGATCTCCTTAATTACCTTGACGGCATTGTCTAGTTGTTGCTTTGTTGCTTTGTTCATTTTCCTATCCTCTGAAATTAGAGTGATTACCTATGCTTCGGGCAGTGTTACCTTGATACCTGGCATAACAATAGGCACTACATTTGGTGCCTCTAGTTTCTCGGGAAGTTGTTCACTCCCGCTATTTTTCCTGGCTAGCATGTCGAGATCACTAGTGAGACCTTCGAATAACTCAAGAGCAAATGATCCCGCGAAAGGAACGCATGTCTTGAGTGTTTCAGCGTCAATACCTAAGGCCCAAAGTAAAGCGAAGTTAGGCGAATAGGCAGTGAGTACTAGTTTTTCCATTTCATGCGGGCTCAGTCTTTTAGCCGAAGCTATGCGCACAGTCTGACTAGCAGCATTACCCATACCGATAGCAGCGTTAAGCAGTTCAATCTTGGTCTTGGGCGAGGCTACCTTGTTTAAGTTGTCGAATACAGACTTCATTGTTGTTGCTCCAATGATTTGAGTGATTACCTAGTTATCTGAACAATTGCCATCACATCCAGGCCCGTGACCGGCGGCCGGTCTGGGCTCTTTAGTTGCCATCTTATTGAGCATGTCTGACAAGCGTACAAAGCACTGATAGATCTCATTCTTAGTGCCATTGGGAATAGTGCCACTGTCTAGAAGTTGCTTGGGAGTTATCCCTAGTTGCCAGAACAATGTAAGCACTGGGGCCCAGGCAATTTGAGCAGTGAGGCCATAGTCTTCTGTTGGGTTTTCATGGCCCTCTTGTATCTCATCCATCATTTGTTCGACTAACAATTGAGTGACAGTATCTGCCATGTTCAAAGCAGCATTGATCCCGTCTGACATAGTGCGAGGCTTCGCTACTTCTAGCAAGCCTTGCCTAGTCATTTGCATCTTCTCTTTAGTCTCATTACCCATAATATCTACCTCTCTCTTTGTATTGGCCTCACGTGGGCCAGTACCACTAACCCTATCACAACACCTGTTGTAACCAATGGTTAGAATGAGGTAATATATACTTAGGCAAGCTACCCCATAAGTAGGTCGGTTAACTCTCTCTCCCACCTACCCCATAAGTATCGCTTGCCATCTCATACAAGCATTCGTACTGTCGTATTATTCACGTCTCACATTAGCCCAAGACGCCCAGCCTGCCCAGCTTACCTAATACGAATTGATACACGGGCCTTAAGCATTCATCTTGACTTTTATAACCACCACCCATCAATCCTCTAATAAGTTGTGTAGTTCTACTTTGCAACTACCCATAGTCTTGTACTGTGCTGAAAGCTGGTACATGACATCGAATGTACTAAAGTTCGACTGTGTTAGGAGGGTTGGATGATTGGGAGGTATTCGGTATTAGGTCCAGGGGCTATCGCGAGCCTTCACGTCCTTTTGTTGGGGTTTCTGTGGTTTTGGCCGGTGCTTTGAGCTTTCTTTTTTAGGGCTGAAACTTCGTTTCTTTTTTAGATGCAGCTCGGTTTGAGGTATCGTGAACTACGGAGTGGTTACCGGCCGGTCAACCGAGTTAGTCTGAAACCCCGGCGTCCTCTCAGGTTCTTACCGAGCGTTCTAGACATAATTCTACTTCTGAGTGGTGCTACCGCACCAGGTCGCGTTGCTTCTAGGGAACTGCGTTCTGCTACCGCGGACCACGCGACACTCACGATGTCCATTTTCGTTATGGTTGTGATTTGTGTCAATTAGGCTCGATGGATATTTGTTCTGTTGTTGTAGTAATATCGCGCCACGTCCTGCTACTACATGCCTCCCATACGTGCCTTGACTGCCTCACGAGATATATTTTCTTTCTTCTGTGGGCTGGCCTTGTTTCCAGGGGATTTCTTTGTAGGAGTCCTTTGTGATTTTGTAGAATCCCATATCCTGGCTCATCCTAGTCAGTCTTCTTAGGGCTCTCATTCTTGCTTTGTGTTTTCTTGCTTTTGTAGACATTGAATCTTTCCTTCCATCTCTTGAGCATTTCCTCTAAACGAGCTTTAGCTTTAGCTACTGCTTCTGGATCGCGCTTTCTCTTGGCTTTGAAGTATTTGCCCATGACGGACTCATCCCAGGATGGCCACCAATAGGTCATCTTTATCCTGGCTTTCCTTTTGTTGGGCTTGAACTTGGTTTGTTTGCCTCTGTTCCAACTCGCCTTCTTGATCTTCTTTTCGTGTGCATCATTAGCGCCCATCTTTCAATGCCTCTTTGGCTTTGTCGAGCTCATTTCTTCGCCTCTTCTCTTCGTTTGTTTGCATGAGTGATATAGCGGTCCTGTAGATATTTCCAGATGCGCACTTGCTCATTAGGTTCTAATTGTGTGAATCGCCGCTCAAATACTTCTACCAATTCGTTAAGCAATTCCATTTCTTCTTGTGGTGTCATTTCTTCACCTTATTCTCTGCATCGGACAATATGCTCACTTCAATCTCTCCTTCGCTTTCAATGCGCGTATCTCGTCTTTGATGTCCTGCTCGGCTTCTTTCATTGCCTTCTCGCATTTTTCTTTTATCTCGCGGAGTTCGCTGTCGGAGAGAATCATTTCTGCGCCCCCTCTGCTTTCTTAATCCAATGGTCCTCTGGCGACCTCTGTAGTGTTTGCAAATCCGCTATCTTATTTCTATTTTTCGCACACATTGTTAGCGCCCTCTTCAGCACCTCAATCGTTTCGAGCAGGCGCGGGATGTCTGATCGAGAGGCTGCGATGAAGACAGCATCAGCATGAGCAGATGTCTGGATTATTATTGGACGAGAAGTGCCAATCGAAGTCTCTATCCACCCCTTCTGTTCTGAACCTTTTCCGGCTTCCCACTTTCCAGGGGTGGCAGCAGAGCATCTTTCGCTGATCTCGCGGAGTTCGCTGTCGGAGAGAATCATTTCTGCGCCCCCTTAATCCAATGCTCCGCTGTCGCTTCGGCTGGCTCTATCTGAAAATCCTCAGTCCAGTATTTCGCTGCCATCATTAGCGCTCGCTGCAATACCTCGATGTGGTCTAGCAAATCGAATACGGTTTGTCGGCATTCGACGTGGAACTTCGCTTTCATTGCTTTCTCCTTTTGTAAAAGTAAACGCCCTAGACAGGACTTGAACCTGCAACCTCCACGTTCGTAGCGTGTCGCTCATCCATTGAGCTTCTAGGGCATTCACCTTGCCGCACCAACCCGCACCTTGCCCTGCCTATCCTCGACTGCCACGACCGACCTAACCACTCCTATCCGAACACTCCCGTGTCTGCCAATCCTACCCGCGCCTGACCAACCCAAGGAGTGCCAATCCTGCCACGCTGCACCAAGGCGCACCTTACCCTGACTATCCTCGTCTGCCTTGCCTATGCCCGCTAGTCCTGTCCATACCGAGCCCGGACATGTCTGCCTCGACTTACCGACGCTTGCCCGTCCCGGCCACACCTTCCGCGCCTGCCACTACTTACTCATCCACGCCGAACCTCTCCATGACGGCCAATCCGAACCCTTCCGCAGCAAGCCCTACCGTACCGTTGCGAGCCATGCCGCACCTGCCTCGACCATCCAGTCCTCCTCGCGCCGGGCCTAGTCTGCCTTGCCTTAGTGCCGGACCAGTTCGCGTTGCGGCGCACCTCGCCCAGACTGCCAGTCCACTTCTCTGCTTACCACGCCCCTCCAAGACGGCCAAACCATCCAGTCCCTACCGAACCACCGCCAGCTTGCCGTGCCTGCCTAGCCTCACCGGTGCGTACCCGGCAGTACCCCTCCTCGTCTGCCTCGACCTTCCTCACCCGGCCCGGACCTGACCAACCCATGATTGCCTTGCCTTGTCTGCCAGTCCGCTACACTCCGTGACTCTTCTAGCTACGCCGTGTCTGCCCTTACGGACCACACCACGCCGCTGATTGCAGTGCCATTCCGATCCTGCCTTGACCCGGCATTACTCGCCTGGGCGCGGCATAAATGCCAAACCCGGCCTGGACTGCCTACTTTCTTTAAGCCCTCCTCTGCTTCTTGCGAATCGGCGGCAATACCTCATCTATCGCCATAAGCACAGAAGACAACTCTTCTAAGTCTTCGTACCTTCTGCGAAATGCCGAGAGTTCAGCAAACGCCGCTTGTAAAAGCTCCGTCCGCTTCTCACTGTCAGACATGATGTCCTCAATGTCCTCGTACCCACCACCAGGACCACGCTGCGAGGGCCTCGACTGATATTGCCTGACCGTCTTGAAACCAATCTGCTTCGTCTCTGGATCATGCAGCACAATCGTGAAACGAATTTTCTTGATTAAGACAATCGCTTGAGCGCGGCGAAACTGCTCACCCGCTACAGAATCATCCCACTGGAAATAGTCGTGAAGGATAGACTTGCGCGATCTCGCCGCATCTACAATAGTGTCCGGGTTCAACCGACCATCATTGTTCTCAGCAATACGCGCTAACTCGTCCCTCACTTCCTCAATCTCAGTCACCTTCGCAGTGATCTGATTGTTGGCAGCTAAATGACCCTTCGCCATCTTGTTAGATGGCTTGTCATTCCCTAAACTGTCATCCTCATCAAAGAGATCTTCAATGGGTCTTGTCTTCACTGGCCCTCCTTTAGCCGTCACTTGCCTCTTCCTACCTACCTTACTTCGATCATATTGTCCCTTTGGCATATTTTTCTCCTTTTGATTTGTATGCCTGCCCTAACTTGTCTGCCTTGAATTGCCCAGCCGACGCTTGCCCGTCCCGGCCACACCTTCCGCGCCAGGGATAGCCATGTCTGCCAAACCAAACCATCCTAACCATCACTGGCCCAGCCCCTCCTGCCTGCTGCTATTATTTGGACTTCTTCTTCGGGCTTTCCTTCTGCTCATCCTCGTCTTGAACTACCTCAAAAGACCCCCAGCCCTGGCCAACTGAGTTCTTCGAAAAGGCTCTGCCCTCCCCGATTCCACACTGCTTGCCAGCTCTGTCTAAAAGGTTGACAACAGACTCACCTGTTATCATGTCCGCATCATATTGAAGACGTACCTTACATGCCCACTCACGCCACATTGGTCGAACACGTACATCTGCTACCCCAGTCTCTAGCCGAACTAGACCAGTATGCTTTTCTGGACCTTTCTTGCTGTAAATGCGCACTAAGGGCGTACCTTCTGCCGCGTCAATCCCATCTGCCAGAACAAACACTGACATTTTGGCCCGCGTCATTACTAGTCCAATGGTTCGACAAGCATCGATCATCGCCGCCCGAAACGCACTACAAGGAATACCCACCCACCCCTCAGTAGACTTGTGCTGGCTCTGCTCAAACTCGTTGTTGAAATCCCGAGGATCTCTAGTGGCCTTACTCTTCCGCTCCGCAGCAGTCTTCGTCATGGCCTCCATCATCATGGTCTTGGCCTTCTCCGAAAACTTGTGCTGCACTAACGGCGCAGTCCCTCGAATAGCTATAGTGGTCTCTACAATATTCGCCGGTTTAATGACGGCGATTTCATCTGTCTTTTTCCCAAATGCCATAACTTGCTCTCCTTTTCACTCCTAAGTACTAACGAGTAAAAGGTTAGCATGTTATGTGTTGTATTGTCTAGCGCCTCAGTTTTTTGCCTGAGTAATCCGGTATGTCTGCTCCCCCTGTCAACGTCACGTCATACTCTGGGGGCTCCACAGGCTCCACTTCCGGCGCTGGCGGCTCTGGCTTCTCAACTGCCTCCATGACAACAGGCTCAGCATTGACCGGGGCAGAATATCTCGCAGTAAACTGCGCATAGTCTCCATTAGTGTCAAGCCATCTAAATCCCTCTGGGAACATGTCACGCTCTGCCGGAGGAATATGCGTAGGTAAATACTGCTTCTTGAAGACCTTCTTGGCCTCGTGATCTACTTTGTAGTCTTGGCTTCCCACTGTATGGAATGTTTCTTGCATCGACCCGCTCCCCTATGTAAACTATCGACAATACGACAATACTAATGGCTGACAGGTGTTCCGTCCATGCCCGTAGAAACTAGAAAAGTTGGCTACTCCCGCGGCACCTACGCAGCTAGCTCTGGCTACTTCACACCAGTCGCCACACCCACAGATGTAGTAGGTCTGATTAATAGCTCCGCTACATCCGTAACCGGCAAACTCGTCCGCATCACCATGTCTGCCACTATAACTAGTGCCGCTGTGATGAACTTCCAACTCCTCCTGAGAAGCACCGCCGACACCGGCTCAACTCCAGTCACCATTCGCCCCATCACCACCGATCAATCTACCGCCGCCAGCAAACTCACCTGCGTCCAATACTCAACCACTAACCCCACCCCCGGCACCCCCGTTAATACCACCGGACTACTCAAACTCGTCACTCTCGTCATCCCTAGCGCCACTACCCCCACCAACCTCTCAGCCGATGACGATCAACTCCTCTGGGACGACAACTTCGAAGGACAACCAATTACACTGAGAACAGGCGGCCAAGGCGTCTACGTCAATCTCAACGGAGCCGCCCTCGGCGCTGGCTTCCAAATGTGCGTCAACCTAATCTGGACAGAGGAGTAATACCAATGGGACTTTTCAACTTTCTAAAGAAGCACTTGGCGGCAAACGCCCTTGAAAGCGAAGCTAAGAAAGTCGTAGATTCACCAGAATTTGCGGCCCTCTTGAAAATTGCCGACAAAATAGAAGACTCACCAGAATTTGCCGCCCTGGAAGCAAAATTCCCAGAAGTCAAAGCCGTGATAGACGTGATCGAGGGACCAGAACCTCCCGCCGCCGCCTAGACAACTGAACAATATATGCTGTATCCTTAGAGCGTTAGTGCTACAAGGAGGAACAGCAAATGGGCTGTGGCAAAGAAGAAGCAGAAAACTTCTACGAAAGTGAACTTTGGGACGAAATATACCTGCGCTTCATAACACTGGGCGCTGGCGAACCTATTACAGAATGGTGCGAAAACTCCTGCGAATGGGCAACCGCCGCTATCGAAACACGCAGAAAATACCTGAAAGGCAGAAACTATGGAAATTCGTAAAGGCCCAACCCTGGACGAATTAGCCGATCTGGGTAAACTCCCTCCAATTGAATGGCACATAAATAGCCTCAATCAACTCGTTAACTCCCTACAAGTCCTCAACGCCCCAGATCTCGTCCTCGCTAAAGTACCAATTGATGCACTTGCTAGCTCGTATAGTAAGTTCCTCAACAACTACCACAGGGAAGAACGAATAGAACACCTAATAACACTCCGCGGCCTCACAGATATGCTCACGTACTTAGTAAAGGAAATGAGCTGGGTCACTTACGCCGATCTCTGCATCCCTAACTGGGCCGCTCAGAAAGCCGCCGCAGAAGCCATCGGACAACAATACCTGAGCCTTGGCGAATACATCAAACAAGCTACCTCCTACTGGATAGCTATGCACGACTTCGCCCTGGGACTAGCCGCAGTCTGCCGCAAAACAAACCCCGAACCAGAAAAATACCTCTACAACAACCTGGAGAAAAACGCATGAGCCAAGATCTCTACCGACTCGCAGCTAAACTCGACATAGCCCGCAGCGATCTCAATCGTATGCTCGCTAACATCTCATCGGAAGGCACCAAACTCTCCACACGAGACGTGGATAGCGACACAATAACAAGCATCATCTTTACTGTCTTGTACTCTATTGAGCGGGAGAAGCGGCTTGTCTCAGCCCTGTCTCAGCTTCTGAATGAGATCGCCTCTGAACAAAAGGCTTGGGAGGTAGAGCTGCCCCGCCCTGTGGTGCCTCCGCTAAACCGCGCCGTGCCCATTCGCGAAGTAACTCAGGCAAAGTCTTGTAGTGATTCCGAATCGCATAAGCCTGCATCTTAGCCAATAACTCTGGCGGAAATTTTACTGTGATCGACTTCTTGGAGCCCATATATGTCAGCCTCAAATCCTAAGTATCAACCCTACATATCACTACGCCTAACAAGCAGTGTTTATCACGGTATCAATGATATATTGCCGTTCCTAAAGCGTAAAGATAAGCGATGGAATATCTCTCGTATAGTCAACGTAGCTCTATTCGCTTTCCTTCGTAGCTTTCCGTCCATGTCCGATGCCGAACTAGAAAAGATGTTCGAAGAATACGACCGCGTCTGGGATAAACAAAAGGAAGAAGAAAATGGCCCAAGCAACGAGCGATAAACCACCCCAAATATATGCTCTGATGAGCAAGATCATGGCAGACCTGGAGCCCATTGCCAAGGATGGAACTAACACAATACAACGGTACAACTACCGCAGCATCGACGCCATCCTCGGAGCACTACACAAAGTCCTGGCCGATAATGGTGTATTCTTCGCCCCTGGAATACAGAATATCCAACGGGAAGAACGACCAGGCCGAGAAGGCGGCGTGTTGGCATTTGTTACCGTCACCGTTCAATACCACTTCTACGCAGCAGACGGCTCCAATGTCTTCTGTAGCACCGTAGGCGAAGGCATGGACTCAGGCGACAAAGCCACTAAAAAAGCCATGACCTCAGCAGTAAAGACCATGCTTGAACAAGTCTTCTGCATCGAGACCGGCGAAGGCATGGACAATGAAATAGAAGACCCTCAACCAGCACTAAAGAAACCATCAGACCTAAAGACCTGCCCTAGATGTGGTGCCGTCGCCGTCATGCCCAGCATGTACCCCGGCGCTCGTTACTACTGCAAAGCCTGCAAAGCAAAACTAGACGAGGCCATATGAAGAAAGTAAAGGGACTCTCACCAGAGAGACAGTGGGCACTCCAGAAAGGAACCCTCGCCTACCAACTAGGCAAAGCAATGGGAAGCCTCTCCTTTGTTAAAGAGAGCAAGCTTGAACCAGAAGCGAAAGCTCACTTCAAAGAAGCCTGGGCAGAACTCACTTCGATGGCGAACTCGCTGCGGGGCTCGGGCTAAGCTTGTCCGAATACAACCCGTAGACGAATAGCTTCAACTCTTTCGCCCGCCTCGTCGCTAACCCAGGCTGAGCCACACCCTTAGCATCCTTGATGAACCACAACCAAGGATAAAGATCTACTGACCGCGCACTGATACGCTTGTAAATGGTGCTGGCTTCGAACTCAGCCGGCCCAATGTTATACGCTAAACAAATGACCGCATCCTGCTGGTGCTGCATCAATCCAGCCACAGCCATCTTGCTCAACGCCGCCGTCTCCCGCTTAACGTAAGCCCCCATCATCTGCACACCCTGCTCTTTGGTAATACCATCTTTGTACAGATGAGCATCAAGCTCCCGAACAGTACTCCCATATCCGATAGTAAGTATGCCGCCACTGTCCCGGTACAAGTAAGAACGAAATGCCTCGAAGCTACAAATGAACTGCGCTCCCTGCGGACTAAGACTAATCGACTCTACTTGGGTGGACACTGTGACTGGTGCTCCTCAACTAAACGTCGGGTCTCCTTCGCCTCTAACTTAGCCTCAGCCGCATCTTTCATGATCCTGGCCATCTTGAAAGCATTCCTGACTATCAACCAGACAACAGGACTGCCAAGTATTACCAAGAAAGCATTAGCCTTGTCTGGGAATAGAAAACACAACACCGCCATCGTAATCGTTAAGATAACGATGCCAGCAGAGAGAATAACTATGCCCATAGCATAAGCAAAGGCTTTAGCTAGAATCAAAATCTGGTTGTAGTCTAAATCTTTTGTAGATAGTGAGCCACTGCCACACCTAACAGGGCTACCCCCATCAGCAGAGCTGCTAATACGTGCAGAATCATCATCGCTCCCAGACATCCATTAGCATCCTGTTAGACGCCAATGGCGTCCAGAGAGTTCCTAGCGGTTAGGTCTGCCCGGAAGCTTTCTCAACCGCTCTTCTGAGCCACGTCCTCGCCAAGCACCAGTTCTGCTATTCCAAAGAGCACCATCGGGGGTGCCTCTGGACAAGATACCAGTCGGGCGAACCTGTCCAATCGGGCCTTCGCTGTGCAATCCGCCCTCTTCGGAGCGGTATACAGTCTCAGGATTACCGATTGCGTTTAAATCTTCGCGTTCGTTCTCGCTTCCACCTGACATTTATCGTCTCCCTATCCTTGGTGCTCGGGCTTTCTTGCCCTCTTTCCGACCAGTTGCGCCACCTAAATCTCCGTAGCCCATTTCGCGGAACATGCTTGTGCCCTCACCGGCCTTCTCTTTCATCGAAGAGCCATAGGTAGACATACCTGCGGCGGGCTTCTTCATCGCGCTTGCATAAGTAGACATCTTGCCGGTTTTCATTTGTGCTTCCGGTGTTCTTTTTTGTGGTGCTCGGCTTTGTGATGTTCTTTTTTGTGCTCGGCTTTGTGCTCATGCTTCTTGTGCTTCATGTAGCCGTGTTCTTCTTTCTTCTTCTCTGCCATCACTCTCTCCCCGAACTAGATGAGACTCTATCTGCCGCGTGACTTCGCGCCCCAATCATAGCACCAGACTTTATTTTGGCAACAGTTCGCCCCTGACAGATTTCTTGATCTTGTTCAGTTGTATAGCTGCTTGATATGCCTTCGCCTGTGGAGTCAACTGCTTACTTGGTAAAGCCCTGCCCAGTCTGCGGTTAAACCGGAATGGCGGCGGCTCTTTACGATCCTGCATCTGTTTGTTAAACTCCGTCTTAGTCGGAACAACGTGCGGCAATACCCGTGTCATACCCGGCACTAACTCTAGTGGCGAATGTGGATAGCCAGGCTCTAACTTACCCTCCTTGAGGTTGATTTTGGGGTAGGCTCTATTAGCTAAGAATGGCACAGAGACATTGCTTGCCTGATAGCCGCCAGCCATTTCACTAAGCCGCTCAAGCTGGGTTCCCTTCTTGGGAAATAAACCATACCGTCCAGTTGACCACACCTTGTCTAAGAAATGAGAGTAGGGACTGGTAACTACCTCGCCTGCAAGCGGCGGCATCTGCCCAGTCTCTTCGAGCTTCTTGGCTACATCGTTTAAGTCATATGTTTTACCGTATAAGGATAACTGAAACGGATTTCTAATCGGATGTCCGTTAGGCATGTGTCCTGTCCACAAAGCTTTAGCTGTGAACCAGAAATTCAATTGCATCTCAGGCTCAACATCTTCGTCAGGCATCTCTATTGGCGAGTCCCTGAATATTTTCGCAGCAGCAGCATTGCCCATTCTTAACGCCCGCACCGCCTCTAGTACCAGGTCTAGACCAGGCGGATAGTTCACCATAGCTGTACCATCTGGAGATGGAATGCCAGTAGGCACAGCGCCTAGTTTAATAGCCCAGTCCGGCAAGTCCTTAGATTTGCCCGCCATAATCTGGGTGCCACCAGACACCTTTGCTAAGCCACGCAGAGCACCAATCTCATACGAACAGTTCTCTAACATGTGCTTAGTCAGTGTAGCGAAGTGGGCCTGCATGTTGAACCAGATGCTAGTAGTCCGCATTGTCTGATGAAGCTTAGTGTATGGTCCTTGGTAATGCCCAAAGATGGCGCGGCGAGTATCTTTTACCTTCTGAACAAAAGCCTCCCACTCTTTCTTTGTCCTACCAAATCCCTTGCCACCCTCTATTGCTTTACCTACTTGTCGAAAGTCATTGTAGGCAGCAGATAGGTCGAATACCTTGCCGAGCTTGTTCAGTAGCGTCTCTTGCACGGGCTTCTCTAAAGCGTCGTATTCATTCATGAACTCTTGAATGCAAGACATACCCCGAACACCGTTGGCCATGTCATAGCCCATCTGAGTGGGCTTGTTCAGTAGATTGATAATGGGATGGTTGCTCTGGATATTCCTGGTCTCAAGAAACTCTCTTGGTATCTTTTCAAACACTTTGGGATTAGAGGCAAGACGCATGGCAATGAATCCGTTAAGAAGAGACCGCGGAGTCTTGTCACTAGTGCCGAACCACAAGACGGCTTGCTGGGTACTGAGCAGCCAGGGCCAAGTCATATCCCCGGCTAATGCTAGCCCTCTTTGTAGAGAAGCCGTCCAGCCAAAGAGCCAGTTGTAGCCAGTAGCCGCAGCCGATATTCCTTCTTTGATAGAACGTAAAGAATTGCGGAAAGTAGCACCTGCTGTTGTTAGCTGTTGAGCTGCCACCTGGGAAATATGAGCGTAGTGCTTAAGCTGCCTTTCGTCTAAGCCGACTTCCGCCATCAAAGGCTCCAAGGTCTTTATCACTTCATCTGCTACAATCTGCCGCACAGCAGGAGGCAGAGCGTCTAGTATGTTAGACACAGATTCCAGCTTATCGTATAGATTGAGAAATTGTGCTGTCTGAGTCAGCTTCTGCGCCATATTCTGAGCAGCTTCCAATGAGCGCTCTTTGCCACCGATACCGGTGCGCATCTCTGGCAGCCCTTCGTCTGAGAACTTCGGATAATGTGAGGTCTCTATATGTGCCGCTTCCCTCTGTCCGACGACTCGTTTCTTGAGTTCGCCAGGCTTAATGGGTGCAGCCGGATCGAAGGCCGCAACTTGCTTCTTAAAGAGCACAGGATTGTAGGAGCCTTTAAACGCTTCTGGATCGACAGCATTCTCTACTGCCTCGAACTGTTTAAGCTCGCGCTGTAAAGCCTCGCCGTGTAGAGGATCATAGACACTCCCGCTACGCAGAGTATCAATAGGAAACATCATAGGGATATCACCGCGAGCTACAGCCGCAGCATATCTAGGAAAGACCTGGGTAGCCAGCCTGTCTGCATCTGTTACTAGCTTGCGATCTGCTAGCTTCTTCCAGTAGAGCTTGTGCCATTTGTCCTGAACATTGCGATAGTTAGCCACTGCCGGATCGTCTAGCAGATGAGCATATGCGGGGTCTGTTTGTTCAAGTGCATCAATGACATGCAGCCGATGCTTCTTGTCTATCTTGTTCCACGCGCCCTGTAACTCGCCGTCCATCTTGCGCAGTTCTTGAATCTCTTCTGGCGTCATCTTGCCAAGCACCTTCTTCAAGACCGCCCCGGCAGCCATCTCGGGTATCTTGTTAGCAATGGTAGCAATACCAACCTTGGCCGCACCGAGAGCGTTCTTGCCTGCCTCGGTTGCATGAATCGCCTGACCCATTTTCTTAAGCGGACCCTTGAATGCTCCAAGTATAGGCAAGGCATCTAGGGTTGCACTAATGGGCTCCCGCTCAGTATTGCGAACAATCGTAGAGACATCTCCGTGTAGAAGAGGGCGAGCATATCTCTCTCCGTGCCAGAAACCAGGGATAACGTAGCGCCCCATCTGTCCAAGCTCGTCTAAATCTTCCTTACTAAGCAAAGCTTGTGGCTGATCTCCCATTGCACCACCGGCTTGCCATAAGGCTCTACTGAAACGAGAGGCGGCACCAGCACTTAAAGTACCTAGGTCATGCGGTATCTGGCTAAGTTCTTGTCGCACATTCTTCCCAGAAAAAAACTTGTCCTCTCTGCCTGGCACCGACACTGGTGCTGGCTGATATGGCTTGCCAAAGATAGTGCTCTCAAGCGGAAAGACATCTGGCTGAGTGGGTGGCATGGGCACTTGGTCAACAGGCGACAGCGCCGAAGGCTTGTAGCTGCCAGTTACAGGCGGGTTGTAGTAGTAGCTGGTGTCATCAGCCGGGGTGGTTTTCGGGGTATAGACACTAATCTGACCCTTCTGAGTAGGAGCGTCGTCTAAGAGATCAGAAATAGGATCGGTGCCATCATTCCCCATAGAGGATATCCAACATCGCCTCTACCTTAGCCGGGTTCGCGTCTGGATGCTTAGCAAGATACTTCGCTTTTGCCTGCTCTCTGGTGAGAGAAGGAGGAGGCGCAGCAGCCTCGGCAGCTCCAGCCTTTGGTCTGGTCGGTGCCACTGGCGGCTCTTGGATAGCAGGGGTTTTTGCTCTCCTAATAGGGGTTCCTTGTAGTCCAAGAATGCCAGGGTTGTCTGCTTCTAGATGCAGGAGTTCGTCTTGATCTTCTAGATTCTGTTCGCGCTGAGGAGCAAGAGCTGATTGAACGTTGGCCTGTCTAACCCTAGCATCAGTATCAATGCGCTTCCACTCGCTCATCTCTCCATAAATTTCACTATTTCTCTCAGCTATTTTCTCGCGCTTTTTAGCAATGACAGCTTTAACTATCCTGTCGGCCCTGTCGAACTTGTCTTGGTCTGCCTTGTTCTCTGCCTTAATACCAGTCAACTCCTTAGCGGCTATCCCGAGAACTTCGTAAGCAGCTTCGTGAGACGCCTTTTGTTGAGCGCCTAGAGCAATGCGCCACTGAGCTTGAGCGGCAGTAAGAGCGTGGTTAGCAGCTCGCTCTCCATTTACTATGCGATTGTTGGCAGCTCTAACAGCAGCGTCTACACTCCTTTGCATACCAGTGGCCCATATTCTGTATTGGGCATTGTAGGTTCCGGTCTGTATTCTCTTGATTGCGGTTTCATTAGCGGCTTCGTATTTAGTTCTCTCTGGCTTACCAGTAAGGGCGGCTATGCCAGCACCAATCAAGCCACCACCAGCATGGAATGTTTCTATCGCAGCTTCGGCTCTCTCGCTTCCAGTGGGCTTGTGCTTGTCTTCCTCTGGCATAACGGGAGGCGGGTTAGCCTGTTCGTAGTTCTCTCTAGCCAGCCCAGCAATTCTTGCCAGCTCGTCAGGCGAGAGTCCTCCTTTTGCTTGCTGCGCTATTTCGTCGTAGTCTGCCGAAGCTCGGTCTAGCTTCTTCTTTGCTTTAACCAAATTGCTGGCAAAGGTGCCGTCTTCATCAACCGTCCCAATCTTCTTAATGACAGCTTTCTGAATCTTGTCCGGTAGATTCTTGATGACTCGTTCAATTTCGGGAGTACGATTTTTCTTCGGCAGAGCTTTGTTTAAGTCGTCTACTATTGGCTCATCGGGAGTAATTTCAGAGGCTTCCAAGTCGCCTATCGTTTCCGTCTCTCCTTCCTCTGGAGGTGCAGGCGCTTCAACAGAATCAAATTTGCCCTGCTGAGCCGAGAGCTGCTGAGCGGCTGTTGGGACTGTAGGATCGTTCCAGCCTTTAGGGGGGGCAGGCGGAACAGTAGCACTAGCCCCGCCAACTGGCCCAGCGGCAGCAGGACGGGCGGCGGGTCGAGCAGCGGGGCGAGCAAGTCTAGCGGGTAAAGCGGGACGAGCAAGTGGTTGAGATATCTGCTGCCAGATAGGAGCCATGTTAGGTTGGTTCTGTCCTCCAGCCATTGCTGATGGTTGTGCCATACGACCAATTAATTGCTGCAAGCTGCTAGCAAGCGGCTGCTGAGATGGCTGTTGTGGTGGTTGTTGCTGTGCTTGTGCAGGCTGTCCGGGCGTCTGTGGAGCGGTGGGTAATCCTCCTAGAAGTGGGGCAAGCCCTCCACCGGATGATACCTGTCGAGACATTTGAGCGAAGCCTTCTAGCGGCTGGTTAGAACTTTGTACAGGAGCAGGATTGTAGGTGGTAGGCGGTAATGCGGGAACGAAATTAGGCAAGGGAACAGCACTGCCGGGAATACCAGAAGGCGCGGGAACAGCTTGAAAGGTTGAACCAACGTTTGGCGCGAAGGTCTGGGACAACTGAAAGTTAGAGACCGACTGTGGATTACTGTTGCTAGCATTTGCTCTTGATGTAGCCTGACCCCCAGGACCACCCGCACCACCAGGACCACCGAGTAAGCCAGAGAGAAGTCCAGCAACCGGATCAAGAGCAGTAAGACCGCCCGTGAGAAGATCTGATCCGATGCCGCCACCGATAACATCTTGGCCAATGCCGCCAAATAATTGTGTCATCTAGCCCGCTCCTCTTGCCATATTGGCAAATACATCCAGGGCAGAGACAGGGTGATAGTTAAAGCCAGCACCATTAAAGACACCAGGAGAAAACGCTGGGGGGTTAGCAGTGTTAGGTATTCCCGAAGGTGGAGCAACAGGCGTAAACGCAGTTCCCGCATTTGGCGCGAAAGTAAATGATGGCTGGAAGTTAGTCAGTGAGTTAGTGTTTGCATTATTCGCCTGGGCATTGGACTCAGACGCGCCGCCACCGCCACCGCCACCGCCACCGCCACCAAATAAACCAAAGCCACCACCACCACCCTTACCACCAGTGACAGGGGCAGCGATGAGATCGCCCGCACTACTGGGTGTTGTATTGGAACCAAACACATCGGAGTTACTTGGTATGGATGGAGTGCTGCTACCGCCACCACCAAACAAACTCAGATACGGGTTGGAAGTAAAGTTAGTGAGATCATTCCCAAGCGAACCAAACGGGTCCGAGCCTCCCATGTCGAACTGGGCCTTCCAGCTTCTAGCGTTGTGGAGTCTTTGCATTTACTGTAACCCGAAAGGACTGCCGCCTAACAAAGTTTGAAGTAAGCCCAATGGCTGTTGAATGTTTTGAGTACCCCTAGTCTGGAAGCCTTGCTGCGTATTGCTAGAATAACCGCCTTGACCAATCTGTCCTACTGGTGTCAGTGAGTATCCGCCCGCACCACCCAAGGCATTCATGTAGTTAGAAATACCTGTGTTGTATTGGTTAGCTAGCAATTGCTGCAAGCCCATTGCGTAGTTGCTCTGCATCTGCGGTGAGCCAGCACCACCCTGGAACGCCATAGATGGAGCATTCTGATTAAAGGCTGTAGTATAGGCACCAACGAGATCCGGGTTCTGAGTAAAGCTAGTCGGGACATTGCCCGCCAAGAGATTGCCGTAGCCTGCTCCCAGTGCTGGTTGAAGCCCGCTCTGGTAGGGATTGTATTGGTTGTATTGACTCTGGCTAGAGTTGCCACCAGTGTTGACACTCTGGATTCCACTCAGGCTACTCTGGGCATTTTGACTTGGTTGAAGGGAGAACTGAAAGCGCTCGCTAGTTTCAATCTTCTTCTTAGAAGGAGCGATATATCCAACAGAAGCATCTAAGGCTCTGTCGGTTATAGCTAGTGATTTCCAATCTCTATTCATACCTTCTCCATCAACACATTATAGAGGCACCAGCCGTAGCACCGTTAGGACAACTGGCTGTGCCTCCAACAGGGGCAGCAATTTCTAATGTTGCATTATTATACCCAGTTGCAGGGGCGGCGGTGGCGCACACTGGTACATATCCTGCCGAGTTCATTACATATGCTTGATAGCTAAAACTAGCCGACTGTATTAGCACCGAGTTGGCGTCTACAAACGCAAAAGCAGCAATCAGATTAACTGCGCTTGCCTGACCATTTACAGAGGCATTCATTGCTAGCCCTGTATCTGCTAAAGCAAAGCACCAACCGAAAGCCCCAGTGCCTCTGGTGCTATTCATAGCGCTAAAAGAAGCCGAGCCGGTGGAAGCACCTCCGTTATACTTCATGGACATGTGCTTCTGAACCTTGTTATAGACATTGTTTATACAGCGTGAACCGCCATTATCACTAGTTGTATTGGCTGTAATATCACCTATATATATAGACCCGACTAACAGTGCTCCTGCGTTTCCATTCTGAGTCAGCCTGTTTGCTACATCCACACCACGAGTAGGGGGGGTTGTAGCGTTAGTCCATATCACCGCATTCAGAGCTACAGTAGTCGAACTAGTGCTGGTGACATATACGTCATACATACTACTGGTCGTTAAAGCACCAACTGCAAGAGATGCTTGAGTAAATGTCTGCACGACTATCAGGTTATTGCCTGTATTCTGTATCGCTATGTAGCTAGAGTAAGCAGGTGTATAGAAAATAGTAGCTGTCGTTGTACTGGTATCACCAAAAGGAGCACCAGTCACACCAGTTAAACGACCACCCATGACCGGGCCAAGAATGGGGGCAAGTTGTCCTTGAACTATGCCAGCGGTGGCAGAGAGTTGTGTGCCAGTAATACCAGCGCTAGACGACAGGTTGGTATGGTCGAGGTTGCCATTAATGACGGTGGCAGCCGCAGTGAAGTCAGAGTTAACCTGAGCAGACTGAATGACAGTGCCGGGAGAGAATACAAAAGGTGGTACGAAGTTTGTCATTTACCTATTAGGATTAACGCCAACAAAAGGATCAGTACCAGCACGTAATATGCCTGCCTGAGCTGTCCCGGTAGCACCGCCGACTGGCTTGCGGCCACGAGGATTGAATCTCGCAATGATCTGGTTAATATCAAAGGCAGGAGTCCCTGAGTTTGGTAGACCAAACGCCCAAGTAATAGTAAAACTTGCAGCACTAGAGCGCAACGGCTGCGTTGTAGGTTTAGCCACCCACTTAGATACAGGCACCGCCACCGATAGCATCCCGTGCGCTAAGTCGGGCACAGTTTGCAGGGTATTAATACCAGTCCAGAGGGCTTGGTCCCACAAAGACGTATCCCAGATAGCTCCCACTAGCGTCCCTGGTGCTAGCGGATTACCAAACAATAAAGGCTGGGTCGATTGCTGAGTGTTAGTTGCTAGTGGCAACCCTGTAGCCACAACTTGATAGGTGCTCTGAACAGTCAGCGTCCCTATGAACACCCACTGCCATTCCTTCCACAACTCTGGATCGCCACCGTGTAAGTAAGCTGTCTGATAGAAGACATTAGGGTTCACGCCATTAAAGGTGGTGAAGTCTATACCTACCTGATATAGTCCAGACGTAATACCGACGTTTGTGTTGGCTATAAAGTTGGTTGGAAACCCAGCATTGTCATGCCCAGTTATGATCGATCCCGATGGCCAGCCACTAATAACCCACCACGACTTGGTCTGTGTCATATACACTAGCTGCACATTAGAACCGAAGTCGCATATATAGTATTGGTAGCGGGCATTGTAGCCAGCGAAGTAACGCGGCTTAGCAAAGATCAGCTTGGAGTTCTGAGTGAAGTTGTAGACCAGGTTGAGGATCTTCAAGCTTATGCAACCAGTGGTGATGCCGTTGGTAATCCAGAACTGGCCATCACTGCCTAGAAAGATGATGCCTGGGAATAGGTCTTGCGAAGGAACGAACTGAGCAGAGTTAGGGTCTTGGGCACCCACAGGACTGTTGACTATCTTCTGGGTAAGGGCGTTCAGTGGTCCTTGGTAAACAAAGATCTGGTTAGCGCAACCAATCATAAATGAGCCGGTTGGCGGCACACCAGCAGCAGATACACCGAGGGGAATGATCCACATGATGAACTCATTGCTGCCCAACTGGTTCAGGTTCGCCCCGATCCAGGTTGTCGGATCGTTGACGTTGCAGTAGATAAAGCCGCCTGGATAGTTGACGGCGCTTACGGTGGGATTACCGCAGATAAGGGAACCGGCGTAGGCAGCCAGCACCGTACCAGACGGCGGCGGCACTGTACCAACACCACCACTGTTAGCCACTGCTTGCTCTGTCGTACCATTCCACTGTCTGAGTGGAACTGTCACGGTTGTGTAGTACAAGATGCCACCGAGATCGACGCGCCCAATTTGCTGCCCGACTGTATATGCACCAGCCTTTATCAGCGAGGCTGCACCATTAACGCAATCGTAGAGGTTGCCGTTAGCCCACACCATGAGATGGTGGTTGTTGTTTACGTCATAGAACTCCCAGGTCGAGTCCACATTGCTAGAAGGCAATGTAGAAAAGGTATTGAACCCTCCTACGTATAGCAAGCGTCCGGGGAAGCCAATGACGTTCTGACAGTTAGGTGTCTGGTTGGCGGCAAGCGAGTACGGCCCATCCATCGTATTCAAGCCACCAGTGAAATCCGTGAGCTTGATTTGAGCGAGGCTGTCGTCGAATGAGCCCGAGGTTTTACGAACCATGACTCACCCCTATGGATTGATAGCAGTAGGCTGCTGGTCGATGAAGATGATGCTGGAAGAACCACGAGCCAGCGACGGCCAAACAGTGCCACCATAGGTAGGGGGTGTCTTCAATTGCTTGTGAGAGATGCAGTACTGAACAAACTCCGCTTTGTGCTTGTCATATATCCCTTGGTAATACGTGGCTTCATCAAAGGCAGACTCTTTCTCTTTACAGCGAGCCACTGCGTAAGCAATCCAACCCTGTGAATATCTAGCCGGGATAGCACAGATACTCAGTGGGTTATCCATGAAGGGATGGAAGCGCGTACACCAGATTGTGGTGTCATAGTTAGAGGAGGGTATTGGCCACAGCCCAAGTACAGTGGTGAACTCTGGGGTATTGGGCAATGCTGGCATCACCGGCAGCAGTGATATATCCCCAGAGCCAGGCTGCCCACTTGTTCCCTGTGGACTCATGATGGTGCTGCCTGTCTTCGTGTAGAAGAGAAGCGGAATGTTGCCGACCCTGCTGGCTATCTGTACGTCTGCTGCATCCACACACTGCAACTGGAAGAGTTGCCCTGAATAGATAGCCACGCTCAGTATCTGATCCACCCAAGGTTGCAGTGGTGCTTCTTGAATGGGTACGTTGGTGCCAGGGACGTTAGGCCAGAGGAACTGAACAGCCGTCTCTAAGTACTGCGCCTCGGAACACATGTCCTGGGCAGCATAGTTCAGGTCATAGATGATATCTTCATCAACCCAAAAGTTGGCTATCAACTCGCCAATGCGAGTCCTAGTTTGATATATGCCGTCTCGTAGAGTGAGTCCCATCCATGTTTAAACGATTTGCACGGGCCAGTTAGTAGTAGAGGTCGTGGTGCTGAGCAAGAAGATGTTTGCTTGTGAGGAGGTACCAGGTGTAGCACCTGTCAAAGTCCCGGCTGTACCAGAAGACACCAAGAACGCAGGAGCTGTCTTACCTGTGAGCACCAACGAAGAGGCAAGTCCACGAGTGGTACACCAAGCATAGTTGTTCTGCACTAGCGCTGTTGCACCAGACCTGTCAGCGATGGCGACGATAGGGATGGTGTTGACTGTGGTTGTAGTCACCAAGCTGGAGAAGGCGTTACCGAGAGCAATGGTGTAAGTCAGAGCACTAAACTGAGCGCAGCCACCAGAGCCGATGCTACAGAGAGTAGTCTCAGTGAAGTCAAACAAGAGTCCTCTTTGTCCGAGTATCAAACCTGCCCCAGGCGGGAAGCCTGTAGTGTTTGGTGCCGTGTTGTACTGCGTGATGGCAGTACCATACACGTCAGACAACTGACCGTATATGCTGGTCGGGAAAATCCATGCTGAGGCCATTGTTATCTATCTCCTTACGACAAGATGCCCGACATTACGGTCATGGTGTTGGGACGCTCATGCTTCAAAGCGTTGACCAGCACTACATATTTCAGATTTACTAACGCATTGCTCGGTTGCCGCCACGGGGTCTCCACGAAGGCTCCGTTCTTCCAAATGCACCACTTGAGCAAATCGTTGACGCTGAATATGGTGCCGGAGGGGCAGTGGATATCCAGGATAATTGGGATGTCTGCGAAGGACAGCCCTCTGGCTCCATTGCGCAGTGTACCCTCCAGCGGTGTTTGACGCACCGTAGCAACCAGCAAGTTGCCGTAGCCTTGGTATGCAATGATGTCAGCCAAGATGGCCAACGGTCTGTACATACCGACTGTTGATGCGATCAAGAACGCAAAGTAAGCACCATATGAAGAGGCTGTGTTGACGCCAGTGTTGACTGTGCCGGTCCAGACGTTTTGTGAGCCCCCGTTGATTGTTAAAACGTTTGCGTTCCACCAAGCGGCATTGCCTGTAGGGTTAGCATAGGTTCCAGAGCTGCCACTACGGGTGATACCACCATATGCCCCGGCCGGTGGGTCGGCTGCCGACGTACAGATCGCTTGTAAACCCTGCAAGACTGGCACTCCTACCCGAGCTGCGCCGTTACCGAACATATCCACGTTGATCTTGTCCACGAGAGACATAAGCATCTGCTCGTATTGTGCGGCGATTAGATCCACGATCATTCCTTGCCCTTGGTTCAAGATAGCAAAAGTATCGGGGATGCCGATGGCTCCTAGATAGTAGATGGGGTTGAACACCGCAGAAGTGGTATTACCGATGAAGTCAGCCGAGGCTGTAGCAACACCACCAGCCCAGACATCTGCCTGCGGGGAGGAGTTGTACATGATCTGGTCTTGGAGGTAGGCACCACCGTCAACCCGCTCAATTAGAGAGCTGAACAGTTCAAACGCCACCGAAGACTCGAAGAAGTTGTCCCGGAGCTTTCTATTAAAGAACGGAAGAATCGAGCTATTGAGGGTATCTGGCTGTAGGGCGACTGGCATTGTTTACTTCTCCTAGCGATTCGTAATTCCGTAGTGACGCTTGATGTCGTTGGCAAAAGTCTTGAACGACTTGCCTTTCTTGAACGAGGGCAGATTGACGATATCGAGCTGCGAGCCAGAAGCAGGCGACTCAATAATTCTGGAAGAGGTGGCCCCGCTGGCACTACGCTGGGTAGCCGTAGCAGGTGAGATCGGTTTGGGCGGGGCCTCGGCGCGGGTAGCCTTCTTACTAAGCTCCTCGACTTGTTTCTCCAGCTCCGCGATTCTGTTCTTCATACGCGGCTGGGTTGTTTGTTCGTAAATCTGGGCGAAGTGGCCAGTCCAGTTGGTGTTGCGGGCTCTATTCAAGTCCATGTGACGACTGAAAGCCGCATCAATCTCTTGGGGGGTAACAGTGAAATCTGGATTGCGATGCTTGAAACGTTCGTATTCTAAATGGGCTCTTAGATATTCAGAACGAAGCTGCGCGTCTTCTGATTGTCTGCCTGTGTTGCGGACTTCTTGCTGGAGAGCCACCAACTGAGCCATTGTTACCGGCTGTTCAGGATCGTACTGAGGTTCTGGCTGTGGTACTTGCTGTCTTTGCTGAGCGAGGTTCCGTTCAATATCACCGATGCGAGCATCCATGCGATAGCCCAACTCTTGAATCGTGGAGTTAAGCGGAGCATAGGCTTTCTCGTAATCGTATTCCGGTTTAGCGGGTTCAGCGGGCTTGTCTTCTTTAGGAGGCTCGGCTGGCTCAGGAGCCTGCTCGTTAAGCTGCTCTTGCAAAATGCCCATCATGCCAAATTCTGGAGCGGTATTAAAGTCGTCGAGATCTTTGAGGATTTGTGGGCGATTATCTTGTAAGGCGTCGTCAGGCATTGTGCTCCTTAAGTGGCGCTCTCATTCATCTCAGACATCTTGGTCTTGAGCTTGTCGAGAACACCTTGTAATTTGTGTGTGCAGCCAATTACTTCTCGGTCGCATTGTTCTTCGCCAACACGCCGCAGTGAATCAGCCAATTTGTTCAGGTTGAGAATCTCACTTCTAACTGCGGCTATTGCAGCAATCCACAACTGTTGTGAGCCACGGGGCTGAGAAGAAGAAGGAATCAGGCCATTGTCCATAGCCTTGTCACCTGCTTGTGAACCGGCCATGGTGCTTTGAAGTTGGGAGAAAAGATCCACGATCAGCTTCCGTACATTCGAACAGTCGTATTGCTGATTAAATTACACGGTCGCTGAACCTAAGTAAATAGGCGGATCTAGTTAGTCAAAATACCTATATAGATGACACTAGCGGTGGTGACACTAGGGTTAGTTAGAAATAGGGTGGGCGGAGTTATGCTATTCGTTAGATATGCAGCACAAGAGCTTGCCGCTATTTGGATTCTTCCAGAACCTGAAGTGGTTGTGATGCTAAAGGGTTGGCCAGGATTAGTTACATCGGCTACGCTTAGAAAGAGCACCGCTGTTATGCCAGGGAAAGTGGTGGCCAGGTTGACTGATTGGTCTGTGGTGTTTGCTGGAACAGTGACAGTTGTAATCAAAGGCGCGTTGGCCGTAAAGGTAGTTTGTGAGACAAAATCAATGACAGTTTGGTGAGTGTAGTCCGGCAAGCCCAAGTATGCTTGCACACTTACATATGCCTGCTGTGCTGTTACTGGAAGAACTGCCATTAGCGGCCTCGTTTAGATCTGCGTTCTGGTAAACCCCTAGCCTTACGTTGTACATTCAAGGCAATCGCTATTGCTTGCTTGGGTTTCTTGCCTGCTTCTTCTTCGCGCTTGATATTGGTTCCAACGGATTCTTTGCTACCGCTTTTGTCTAGTGGCATTTATACAATGGAGTACCAGATGAATATGTTGGCGTTACCTGTGCCGGTGGTGAAAGCGCCGGTTGCATTTGAAATTTGGACAGCAGCGTTTTGAGTAGCGGTGATGTTCGAAGCGCCCGTAACAACGAGCGTGTCTACAGTACCAGGGCCTGCGGCGTTGATAATGGCAGCAGCAAGTGTGTTAGCTACTGCGGCACCGCCGTTGTAGCCAATGGTGACAACACCACCAGAAGCAAATGAGGTGGCTGTAGCAATCATTCTAAATAGGATATAGTCAACGACAATAGACTTACCAGCTCCAGGAGCCGGGATCAACACAACCGGAGTTGCAAACATGCCAAGGATGTTAGCGGTTGTAAGGTTGAAGACTTGAAGCTGAGTAAGGTTTGCCGACATCGCAGCAGTAGTAATGCTGCCAGGCATAATTTCTGAAACGCCGGTTGCGGCACCGCCGTCGATACCGAACGTGAAACCCGCACCAGGGACGGTGTTTCGGATACCTTGACCCGGAGTAGTAAGGACTGGAAGGGTTGAAGGCATGTTTTACTCCTCGGTTCGACAATACGACAATACTACCCGAGGTGCCAAATTTATCAAGGTCTAACTTGCAGTTGGAACACCGTCTCGATGTCCCGGTTTTTCGTCCATCTTCTCGATCTTGGCAACGCGCATTCCCACTTTGCGACCCATAGCTTCTGCCGCCAGGTCGTGTTTTTCCTTGTCGTCCATTTCCTTGACAATAGCTTGGCGTCCAGGGACTTGGTGAGCGTCCAGCACCACCCGTCGTGGCACCACTTTCATATTGTACAAGCGCTCCATTGTAGCCTGTTGTGCCTGCTGAGCATTAGGCGTACCAGTACCAACTTGGATATCCACTACATAGTTCTCGGTAGAGACTAGTTCTGTAATTGCCTGTTCGTCTCCGCTTTCAAACACTTCGCGATCACCTTCCCAGTCTATTGTCTTAGAAGTACCGTCAGGCAAAGCTACTTGTACTGACACCTTCTCATCCATGACATATCTAGCAAGCCACATTATCTGATACGTAAGCTCCTTAACAGCCGATGCCAGATACTTGGCTTTAAGCGCCAGCCTGCTGGAAGCGAAGTTTTGCAGAGAGGACAGCGCTTCGGCAGACAGTTGAGCACCGTCACTAATGGTGCCACGCATGACGGCGCTTGAACCCGAGATAAGGTCCATGTACGACTGGTACTGTTGCAGTAAGACAAACGTACTTTGAGGCGGTTCAACTGCTGGCGGGCGGATAAAGATGCCTTGGGGGTTGATGAAGACGATTCTGTCGGATTTGTTTGGGACTCGCTTGTAGTATTGTGCATTAGGAAATACCCCCATAGAGGCGTGCATGGGCCGCTCTATCTCGCTCTGCATATATGCGTGGAGGCGAGAAATGATATCGTTCATTTTGATGGCGATGTCAACGATTCTGGAGGCATCACCCGGTATAAATAGACTTTTAGACGGGGCTTGTTTGACGGGGATATACGGAGCATGTCCATGCGGAAGGCGATTAGGCATATCTTCCAGAACGACCCCTTCGCAAACCACAATACAGCGCCCTTTAGGATAAGCAGGTAGCCAATCTCCCAGGACAAAACCGTCATCGTCAAGCTTGAGGACATTCTTTTCGAATTGCTGTTCACCGTGTTCATTGATGGTTGTTTTGTCTTCTCGCTCAGGAACAAACTTAAGCCGAGTATCCTTAAACCAAGCCTCATAAACCTTGATCTTCTGTCGCTTCCAAGCTTGTCCACGAGCAAGCTTTTGAACAGGGGAGATGATAGTATCCTCAGCCTTCTGATCCTGCATGGTTGTGTACATGGTTGACTCATATTCATCAGGCACATCAAAACCAGTGATGGGATACATCTGCCTGATCTCGCCTATCTCCAGCTCCATCTGCTGGACGACATATGCCATGTACTCCCAACTGAGTTGCTTAGCGCGAGGATCGACGTGCATGTCTTCTGGATCGACACGATCAATGCAGATTTTACCCTTCTGTCCGAAGGCACCATACTGACTAAAATCTACGGATGTTTTCCACCAGCCGACGTTGTAGAACGCGCCATCATAGACAGTGTCATATAGGGTCTGGTCAAAGTTATTAGCTTTGAACTCGGCATCTATGACCTGATTTATAGCGCCCACATATGCGGCTTCCGATTCTTGCATTGCCACCACATGACCCCGCGGTGGGTTAGAACAAAGAAGGGCTGTCTGTTCTTGTATCTGTGCATATGCAAGCGCTAGAGGTTGGTACGCCAACGACCTCTCTATACTGTATGCGACCTGCGCAGCGTCCTCTATGTATTCGACTTGCTGTAGGGCTTTGCGGGCGGTGTTCTTAGGCTTGTCTTGAGTTGAGCGAGCCTGTTGGACCCAGGAATTTATTGTACTTGACCAGTGCTGGCGGTAGCTGCGTTTGCCGTCTTCGCCTACCCAGTCTGGGGAGTCGCGTTCCCAGACTCGCATGTCCTCATATAAGGCATAAGTATCTGGTGTGAACTTATAACCCGGCTTCCATTCTGTTGGCACGTGCTTTTAGCCTGTCCATATCTTCCCAGTCGGCATCCGTATCATAGTTGCCACCAAAAATATTTTCAATGCTAATCATGCCGCCACTGTTAGTGGCTTCGGGATCGGGACCGTAAACAGTCTCGTGTGGAATCTCTGCCAGCATGGCTTCTTGTCTAAGCTCTGCATTCTTAATGCGAGCTTCAACACTGCCGAGGTGAGTTTCGATGTCCGATATATATTTACGGATTCCATAGGCCTGAACTGCGAGGACCAGAATAGGAATCAGAAGAAAGGTGCAGACCAGGATGTCGCTCACTTTATGCCGCGCCTTTGATTTTCGGCACGAGGTCATTGTACTTGGTGCCGGACGAGGCTTCTGGAGTAACAACAGCGCGACGGCCTTTACAGATCTTGTCCACCAGGTAGCGCAAGACATATATCATGGGCACCCTGTGGATTCTTGCTAGCCGTTGGATATGTGTTGCGGTAGCGTTTGAGAATAGCTTAGAGATGGCTTCTGGGATGGTGTGAGTCATCTTGTCGTCAACGCCTTCTAAGTAAGGCATGTCGCGAGGGATGTCTTCGTAGGTTTCGTTCTTAGCTGACTCTATTGCCAACTGTTGGGAGAGCCACAGCAAGGGCAGGGCGACAAAGCAGACACCGGCAGTTCTAGCGCAGGCGCAGACTTCGATGGTGGCTTCGTAGCCGATCATGGTTTCCAGAACTTCGAGGGCTTCTTCCCGTTTTCTTTCAGTGTTAAAGGCAGCAGGAACTTGCAGGACTTGTGGGTTCAAGATAATCCTTTGGTTGTCTGCATGTACCACTGTATCCGGTGCGGGGAGGTTAGCAGATTTAGCAGCGATATGTTTAAGCTGTTCTTTGTATTGCGGGTCGGCATACTTCTGTACACCGCTAGATTGCAGGGCGGCTGTGACTTCGGCCAGTCCGCGCATTTCGTTAGCGCGTTGTTCTGTATAGGCTATGTTTTGTGGTTCGACTACGCCTTGGCTGTAGTATTCAAGGACGGCAGCATCCTGGTTGAAGACGGAGGCACCTGTACCGGCAGCGGCTAATACATCTGCCATACCTGGGCCGACTGTGTTGTGAGTAGCTTGGACGTATTCGCCTGAATGCAGAGTTACTTGGGCGTCGTCGTCGAGCACTGGTGGCATGACTTGGTTCAGGTCGTCAGCGGTAATGTCGGGTCTGCGTTGTTTTACCAATGTATTTTCCTCTATTCGTGCCATTCAATCTTGCCGTCTATTAGATCGAAGCCTCGGTTGTTGAACTGAGACATTACATCTACGGGGTCGCGGCCTTCATTAGCATCAATCATTTGGTTGATTTGGTCAACATATCTCTGCGCGGGTGTCTTCTCTTTGTCGCTTTCGTATGCTAAATAGATATCGTCTGGTTGCCACATGACCTCATCGCCTGCAACTCGGTGAGCGATAGCTAAGGCAATGATGCGATCATCGAAAGCATCTTCGGCGGCCTCGGCGCGGTTGCTGTCTGGATCAACGTGGAAGGAGCGCATTTCATCAATGAGCGAGGCGTCCTTGAACATGCCTGGATCTGTGAAGCGGAGGTTAGCGCAGTCATGAAACATCTTACGGAGTTCGGTAAGTATCGTAGGCCGGGTAGATTGCGTTGTCCACCAGCCTGCTGCTTTACTTATTTCGGGACCGCCGATCCTATCTCTGAGTCTCCACTCGTAAATGTTGTAATAACCGAGGCGATAGAGGTCGGTGATGATGGACATGCCACCACCGCCAGGGTTTACTTCCGGGGCGAGTTTGGCATTGTTGTAGATGGTGCCGAGGCTAGCTAGGATAAAGGCGTGTTCGTCTGGACGGATGCGACCGTGATAGGAGCACATCATTTGTCTAGTGCGCTTGTCGATCACATAACCTGCTGAGAAGGTAGATCCGGCTTCGCCCAAGCTAACGTCAGCTCCGATCACATATTGAGAGTTGCCTTCTGGTCCTTTCCAAAGCTTGATGTAGAGGGGAGAGCCGTCTAGATCTACTTTTTTGACCTGTTCTAAGTCTGAGAAGGACTTGAACATCTGGTTGATGAAGCGGCCTTTAAAGGAGAAAAACAAAGGTTCAGCAACGCGATTAGCCATCTCGGTAATCTCGTTGTCACCAAAGAATGAGCTGCCTGCGGAAGCCCATGCTTCTTCAACGTCGTAAGGAAATTCGTGGCAGAACCACTCGAAATCTAGGTTACAGCGATGGATGAATTGCCAGTAAGCCCAGTGGCATTGTTCGGCAGTGAGTTTAAAGAAGCGATTCTTAGCATCTAGGCGAGGCTCAATGCTCGTGATTTCGTCCATGACCACGCGCTTCTGCAAGTCAGAATCAAAGGGCTTAACTGATCCGGGGTCTTGAAGCCAGGGGAGGAAGACGGCTTTGTACTGGGTCTCGCCATTGAAGGAAGCTTGCCAATGCTTGTGGCAGGCAGAGCCCCTATTGCGGCCGGTTGTTTCAATGATGCAAGCAGTTCCAGCTTCGGGGGCAATTGTGGTGGCAATCTCGTTCATGACGAGGCCAAAGTTATTTTTGTAGTAAGCGGCTTCGCTTAAGTGAGCGCGGTGTAGGCCATCACCTCTGACCTTCTCTGGAAACTTACAGGTTCCAATGACGAGTTCTGAGTCATGGGTTTCAAACTTAAGACCGGCAGTGGCATCCTTGGAGAGAGGGAGTCGATACCGGACAGGCATACGCTTGTAGAAGGCTTTGCACATGGCAAGGATGCGTCTGGCGCGATCATCGTTGTGGGCGACGATACCGACACGCCGGTTATCTCTAGACCAGGCATCCACGAGATCGTCCGCCGCGAATACGGAGGTGAGGCCCACTCGTCGAGCCTTAAGGAACCAGAGTCGTATTGGTTTGCCACTGTGAAGCTCCTCCTTATATATCTGATAGGCTGTTCTCTGAGTCCAGTTATATCTAAAAGGAACCAGCTCGCCGGACTTGTCTAACGGGATTGAGAACTTGTCTTGAATAAAGCGGTCAGGGTGTAAAGCAACAGCAGAGCGTATCCTGTCTAGCCTATTGTCGGGGAGTAAAGCATACTTACTTGCGTGTCTTGCCATATCGATGCTATATTTACCGAGACGAGGATGGCCTGTATGGGCTAGTCTTGGCTTGGCTGGGTGGGGTGAGGCTAATCAAGCACACCGTCCGAATAGAAAACATCGCTTTCGGGATTGTCCCGCTCGCGCTTGATAGCCTCGAAGACCTGATCGGAAATCTTTTGGCTTCTTTGTTGAAGTTCGTAGCGAGCCAAAGTGGTTTCTTGACCACCACTAATCAAACGAATTTGCTTGGAGGGATCTTTAGAAACAGCAACAGCAGCGCGGACGCAATCGCCGCAAAAAAGATAGCAAATAATAGAGCCTGGACGTATTTTGACGGTTTCCCACTTCTCTCTTGCTATGGGGTGCAGGTGCTCAGAAGCTGGAATGATTGTCATATTCGGGATTGCATCATCCCTGCGTACAGGCTGCATACAATCCATACACTTCTTGTATAGGACTACACTTGGCCTTTTGGTTTCGCTGGAGGTAGCGGAGCCGGTGAAGCTTTGGTTTTGTGTAAATGCAGCCGGGGGAGCTTTGTACCGACCCACTCCAGTGTACGTTTCAAGAAACCCGGAGGCTTCTTTGCCACCGGATGGTCGGATACCGGGCACACCTGTCCTTGTGCCACCAGCGCCAGCGCGAGCAGTGGTGTCAAACAAGCGAGAGAGCTTTTCAGCTTTCTTGAACTCTTCCTTTTTGCTAGGGAGTAATCTAGCGATCTTGGCTTTATCATCAGCGGCCAGTCCTCGTGTTTTGTTCTTCTTAGTAGGAAGCTTGTCTAAGAAGTGTTTGGTTTTCTTTTGAGCTTCGCGAGCTTCCAGAATGTCAGAGACGGTGTATTTGCTCATGCCGGTTCTTTCTCCAGCATTTCAAGATCCTTGTCCATATCGTCTTGCTCGTCAGATATCTGGGGTGCTTGGCCAATAGGCAAGCCTTTGGCAGAAGCCAAGATGTCTGACAAGAGGAGGTTAGAGTAGGCGACAATCGGACTGGGAGACTTATCACTTGGGTTAGAGAAGTTCTCAAGAAGGTGTAGTGCTCTGCACTGTAGGAGCTTAAGTCTGAGTTGATTGGAGCGAGAGATAGCCAAGTCCCAGCGGTCTTTGAGGACTTTGTTCTCGGGCTTGTTCAGATCCTTGTATAGATCAAATAGTACGGACTCATATTCTTTAGGCTCTACGCCCCTATAGACGGCGAGGAAGGTGATGAGGTTGCCACCAGCAAGCTCAAGGTAATCAATTTGTTCTGAGAGGTTTGCAGGAGTCTTGTAGACGACTTTAGGACTGGGGTAGACGTTGACAGGGGAGAGATCTGTTTCTTTAGGTCTTTGGGGTGGATAGTATTTCTTGTTGTACATATTGTTGACCATTCGTATTGTCGAATGGAATGGTACAACAAAAACCCCCCGGAGGAAAACCCAAGCAACATGGGAAAAAATCGGGGGGTCAGTGTGTTAGTACCCAAGAGAGCAGAGCCAAAAAGAGCAAAACTCCGCTTTTGAGGTGCTTACATCCTAGCAGAAACTAAGAAAGTAGAGAAATGAAGCAGAAGTAAATTGACAAAAAAAAGTCAAGAAACGACCCTAAATATTAGAACAATTGGAGCCGAGCCTGTCGAGGCGGCGCTAAAGAATGACTTGTAGGGCCACGATGTTCTAAAGGTTCTAAAGGCCAAACGAAGTTTGATCTCTTACGCTCCGCGGAGTTTGGCCGATCTCTAGACTCCGAATGTACTAAGAGGGGGCCTGGGGGAGGTCAAGAAGCCGAGAGGCTGTAGAAAACTAGGGCAGAGCTTCGCTCCGCTCCCTTCGCTCCCGCACAACCGTGTCGCTCAGTTAGGGCAAACTACTTTTAGAAGAGGTTGTTATGAGAAGAAAAGAGAAGGTGATTTTGATTTGGAGGCCAAGTGCTACAGATCAGAAGCCCCCTCGACATCCTGTTTGCCCGCCTAGCTGTAAAGAGGGAATAGCTCCTCCAGGGGAAATAAAAAAACTCATTGCTGACCTTGCCAATAAGAAGTCCCTGCCTTCTAGTGCCATTCATTCAATGCCGAAAGTGAGGCGTATTGATTTCTCAGCCCCGGCTGATGAAGAATTTTTTGCTCGAATATTCGCAGCGAAAAGAAAGAAAGTTAATAAGACAACATCACCCTAAGTGTTGTAACCTTAAGGGGTGTTAGTAACTCAAGCTGGAGGTAATCCATCTATGTCCATCTTCGATTTTCTGCGTCCTCGTCCTCCTGTAATTGACATCCAGAAGACTCTTTCTCTCCCTATGACAAGGGGGAAACTTCGCTTTCTGGCCGGACTGAATCTTCTAACTGGAGAATCTTCCTACCAATACTGTGCCATTGGCACCATCCTAGAAGGAATGAACCTCTTCTACTCCTCTGGGCGACTGACTATTTTGGGTTACAGAATCCATGACTTCTTAAGCAAAGAACACAAAATCCATTACCTAAATGACAGGGCTCCTACTCAGGCTGAACTCGACCGTATTCGTAAGCTCGCTATCCAATTAGTCTTAGAAGCTGGCCTGGCCGTCCCTAGAAAGGAAGACCTGGCACTCTCAAAGGAATTACTGGAAGTAGCACGGAGCGAACAATATGCTGCACCTGACAGACCAAGAGTTGGATCAGTGGGACACAAAGAAAAATCCCTCGCCCAACATTAGCCTGGAGACTGGCGCTCAAGCTCTAGCTGTCATGCAACGCATGATCGCAGAGATACGCCGCCAACGAGCTGAAATAAAGAAACTACGTAGCAACCTTAGAAGGAGCACTAAATGATATTTGACTACAACAAAGTAAAAGACGTGGGCAAGAACGCCGACCTCTACGGTGCAAGAGACCATCAACCCGATGGCTGTGTGATTGGCCGTGCAGTACGAGCCTTGTGTGATGAGAAGCGCAGAAAGGAAATCCAAGACCTCTCTATTGGCTTACATAAGTTAAAAGTCTTTGCACTGCTTGAAGTCCCATATGTCCACGCCAAAGAGAACATCTCCCCTTCATGGGGAATTACTTGGGACCAGGTAGAAGAAACCTCCCGGCACAGCCCAAAGCAATTCGATCAGGCCGAAGCTGACTTCCAAGCCCGCTTAGAAGAAGCTGGACATACCGTGATTAGGGAAGGACAAACCCTTGAGAAAGTACAACAAAAGGAGCTAGTAACTGTATGACACACATATTTGATGACCTCGCACTAAATCTGCAAGCCTTCTACACCACACCTAAATGTACCTCCTCCTTTAAGGAAGGACGTAGGTATTGCCTCCTCTCTGCCTTCTGGAAAGCCATCGGCTTTAAAGGCGCAGAGAGCTTCATGGGTACGCTCGAATGGCGGCTCAATGGCAAAGGTGAAGGATACTCGACAGACGAGATGCAAATGCTGACCGACCAATTCACCTACACAGGGTTCTCTGAATCAGTAATTGAAAAATGGGATCACGAGGACGACTGGAACAAAGAGATGGAAAGAGAAATAGCTAACCAAGGACTTCGCCTCATGGAAGATGTCCTCTTCGCTAAATTCCCTAACATCATCCTGCCTAAATTAGAGGAGAAGCAACTGACAGTAACCGAGTACGAAAACTGCGCAATCATTAGCCTCAAGTAAAAGGAAAAGCAACATGACTACTCAAACTAAAACTAAGAAACTCCACGAACTACTGGCCATCGAAAAGGGCGTTAAGAAACGCTCCTACGACAAAATTGGCGAGATGCAACGCGTCCTCCCTCGCACCGATCTCTTCAACGGCCACCACAAGAAATGGCTCCCCCTACACGAAGACTCCGAAGTCTTCCCACCAGAAAACAAGAAGATCCAAGCCTTCGCTCCCGAAATGATCACCCAGTACGTAGACCTCCGCACCGAAGTCTTCGACATCGAACTGAGCAAAGACTTGACCAACGCCACCGCTCGCGCAGATATCATCATCGGTGAGACCGTAATCGCTGCCGAAGTACCTGCCACTACCCTCATCTTCTTGGAGAAAGAACTGGAAGATCTCAGAACCTTCATCCAAGGTCTGCCCATCCACGACACCGCCGAGAAATGGGATCAGGACAAGAGCAACTCAATGATCTACCGCACCGAACCTGAACGAGTCTCTAGAACTAAAAAGGTAGAACGCCCTCTGGTCCTCTACGAAGCGACCGAAAAACACCCCGCCCAAGTGAAAACCACCACCGAAGATATCATCATCGGCCACTGGGAAACCACAAAGACCACCTCTGCCATCCCCGTGGAAGACAAACTCCACATGTGGCAACGTGTTAACCGCCTCCTCGATGCCGTTAAACAAGCACGAGAACGCGCTAACTCTGCCACCGTGATCGACAGAACCCTCGGTAAAAATATCTTCGGCTACCTACTGGCTGAATAAAGGAGCAACAACATGGACGCATTTTGGAGAGAACCAAAACCTGAACTGGCGACGATAAAATATCCCCTTCCAAGCACCCTTCCAAGCATCTGGACCGGCATAACATTCGCATACCCAAGAGAGGATTTCAGCAACATGGATACACACCCATTCCAAGACCTAGCACTAGACATAGACCGCTTCTACGCCATCCCTAAAACCACAAGCTGCTACTGTAGCGGACCCATGCGCTGCCTCCTGGCCGCCTTCTGGACCGCCATCGGCTTTGAAAGCGACCCCGTTGGCCACATATGGACTCACCCAACCACTAAACGCCCCTACAGCACTTGCCAGATGCGGGACATGACCGATACTTGGGCAGGAAGATCCGGCTTCTCTGACGCCCTCATCGCTAAATATGATGCAAGCGCATGGAAATTAGACCACTTCTTGGTAAAAAGGGAACTCATCTACTTGATGAAACAAACCATCTTCGCTAAATTCCCAGTCAAAGAGAAACTTCCAGCCGGGATCAAGCAAGAAGAACAGAAAGAACTCGCCCTAATTTGATCACAACACACCATATGCGGTATACTTAGAGGTCTCAGTCAAGTTTAAGCTGAGACCTTAAGTTTATACGGCATCTAAGGGAAAAGTCGGGCGGTTTGACTCCCCCTCGGCCCACCACACGGGCTGGTACCTCAGCGATTAGAGGATTCCCGCCTACTGAAATTCAAGTTCTTCCTGAGAAGCTCAAGCTAAATCCACCAGCACTATCTCAACCATCGGCAAAACCAACAGTAAACCCAGGTTCGAATCCTGGCATCGGGTCCATCCCGATGTAGTTAAGCGGTAGAACGACTGTCTGTAGAGATCATATGCCGGTTTAAACGCCGTTAGTGTATGGGAGGCTAACCAACAGCAATAGCTCAGTTTGGATAGAGCGCTTGCCGTCAAAGCAAGAGATCCTGGGTTCAAATCCCAGTTGCACTAGACCTTGAAAATCTAGAAATACATCCGGGGGGCCGGATAGGATACATCCGGTCCTCCACCATATCTCTCAAAGGAGCAACACATGAGTAAGAAAACCGACTACGCAGCCCTCGTCCTTCTAGACCGCTCAGCCAGCATGGCCACTCGCTGGACCGAAGCAGTAGCAAGCGTCAACGCCTACGCCGAAGGTCTGGGCAAAGAGAAAGCCACTAAGAACGCACCGATTACTGTCGCCGTCTTCGACAGCGTTAGCTTTGACGTAATCCGCACTAACGTCATCGCTAAAGACTGGAACCCCATTAGCGACACAGAACTTCTACCTCGCGGAAACACCCCTCTAAATGACGCCATCGGTAAACTCAACGGCATCGTCGAGAAGTCCAACGTTAAACGCGCCTCTGTCGTTATCATGACCGACGGAGAAGAAAACGCTAGCACCGAAGTCACCAAGAAAGCCGCTGGCGACATGCTCGAAGCTATGCGCAAACGCGGCTACGAAGTCCTCTTCCTGGGCATCGACTTCGACAACTGGCACCAAGCCTCTGGATATGGCAACCTCCAAGCACAAACAATGAGCGTTGGTAAAGGACAGGTGACTAATTTAATGACAAGTAATGCTGTCTACAGCTCTAACTACGCCTCTACTGGAATGGTGAGTAATATCAATCAACTCAACGAGACGGATGATGACAAGAAATAATCCCAGATCGTCTAGCGGCAGGACAGCAGACTTTGATTCTGCTTACGGTGGTTCGAATCCATCTCTGGGAATAGTCCTGGATAGGCCAGTCCTGCCAGGGGTAGGCATGGTCCGGCAGAAGGGGCGAGGTGGGACCAGGACGGGCTTGGCGAGTCTCACATGGGGCCTTAGCTTAATTGGTAGAGCACTTGGTTTGCACCCAGGCGGCAACGGTTCGATTCCGTTAGGCTCCAGTAGCTTAGTGGTAAAGCACACGGCTGATAACCGTGCGACACAAGTTCGATTCTTGTTTGGAGCACCACTTGAGCAGCATCGTTTAATGGTAAGACACAGGGTTGTGATCTCTGTAACACGGGTTCGATTCCCGTTACTGCTCCCATCTTGAGGTAGATATGGACGACGAAGAAAGAAAGAAAATACGCGAAGCCCTGAGAACTGGCAAAACTAAGATCCGCTTCGGTAAATACAAGTGGATCTGTGAATGCGGTGCCAATATCTGGGACGATGACCGCCTAACTGACCGAAAGTGCATCAACTGCGGACGTGACAGAACCTTCTGGGAACCAGCGGAGCACATATGAGAGACCCAAAACAAGCACAGAAGATAGACAAGATCATGCTCCTGCTTAGAGATTGCTGGATTGAGAACAACGATCTGCGCCTCTTCCAACTCATGATTAGCGCCATGAAGCTTGCCGGTGTAGGGCCTGGCACCTCTGGCGACTACTTCTACGTGGAAGATACGGCCCTGGAACTAGCCCTGACGGAGTTTGAAAAGAAAGCAGCGGAGCTGAGGGGGAAATGAGGCAATTCATCTACACAAAGTATACTCACGATGAGTACCACCAATGCACTCTCTGCGGACACCAAATCTACGGAGGGAAAGAATACCTACAAATACACATGGATAATGGATGCAACCTCTGGACCTTGGCTCAGAAAGCTGTTTCCGAGATTGAGAACAAGAAGGGCGGTCCCTTAAAACCAGGATGGTGGATTATAGATGGCGAGACCTAGAGCTTGGCTAGTAGTACTATATATGATACTTATGGTGCTTTCGGCACTAGTCTTTTTGATTACTTCTATACAAGGAGCGAATGAAAATGAGATGGATAATCGTAACGGCCACGTGGCTCTGGGCAGCCTGCCAACTGGCTTTGAGCTACGCTCCGCCAGCGAGCGGCTACACACAGGTCCAGGTTGCCGGGCCACTACAACAGAATGACGTAATCTGTTTTGTTGGCGACTCTCTCATTGGTAGGGGCGATGGTTCAGGAATTAACGGAGCACCGTTCGTCGATGGATGGATCAACAAGTTCAGACAACTCCAGCAAGCCTACCACCCGAGCTACAATTTCACGGCTGTTAACGCAGGCTATGGATATCTTTGTAGCACTATCCTCAACTATCCTGGTTATGGTAGTGCTTTCTGGAATCAGTACGTTGTTGCTAGCCATCCGACCATTATCGTTATCTGGATTGGTATCGATAATATGCTGGCCGGTGGTGGCAATTTCGATATGTCTGCTTACGGAGTCGATCTCCAAAACATAATCGACGCTGCTAGGGCCATTCCCTCTGTCAGGCAGATAGTGTTGGTCACGCCCATGTGTTTCGGGGAAAAGCGCAACGGACAGAACGTATATGACAGCCAGATCTACAATGTCATTGCTGTAGTCAACCAGACTAGTATTAACAACCACATTCCTGTCGTAGATATGCGCAGCATGATTGTGGACGCTGACACATACTACAACCCTGCCAATCTCAAGACGGGAGTGCTGACAGGCGATATTCCTTGGGGTATACACCCCATTTGTAGCACTGCGGGTAATCCTCCAGACCAGAACAACTTCGACAGCTCAACAGGAAGCTGGCTCATTGCTCTGACCTTCTACGATGCGTTTGGTGAATGATGATTGTTGAAATGTGGGCATTCGGCAAGAAGATTGCCTTTGATCTGGGAGAACTTATCCACGTAGTTGTCCTTTTAATGCTGGGCGTGTGGCTTGTGAGGCACTGGTAATGGGCTTATTCGTGAAGCAATTGATTAGTCTTACGATCTGTATCCCGATGTCCATAGGGTTACTGGCATTCTCCCACCAGTTTCCCGATTGGACTTTCATCATTGGTACCGTCAACGGTGCCTGCGCTGTACTACTCGGAATGCTCGTGGGGTATTACAAATGAGAGTCTGGAAGATAGAAAGACGAGTAAAAGACGGAGAAGAGCCCCAGTACTTGGTCTTGGGCGATGAGAAAGTGATGACTTCCGAAGAGTTCAATGACGCAGACAACTGTAGTTGGTTAGATCAGGGAATAGAGCCTACTGATTTAAATGGGTGTGTGATTGAATGAATAGACCGAGAAAACATGGACCTGTAATATTCAACATGCGCATTCCGCGTAAATTACACATGGAATTGGCTCAGAGAGCGGAGAAAGAGGGTGTTAGCCTCAATCTTCTGGTTAATTCCGTGGTATCACAGGTAGTGGCACAACCTTTCAAGAAACAGAGACCTTTCTACTGGATGGCATATCAATTGAAGTTGAGACACCCCAAAATGCGTATTAATTACAGGGGGAAGCCAGTTGAGCGGCATTAACAAGGTGGCTGTTGTTATGGCGATTATGGACTATGCCCAAACTGCCATTGCTTTCGACCGTCTCGACTGTCAGGTTCAAAGCACTCATGGCAAGGTGGCCAATCAATCAATAATCATGGCTCGCGAAGAAGCTAAGCGACATTGCTATGGAAGTTTGAGGAAAGTTCTTGAGCTTCTGGACTATCCTGTTCCCGACAACCTTCTAAGAAAAGAGGCGGGACTGATATGACCCCTAAACAGGCTGCCAAGCTCTGGGAATTGCTCTGTAGTAAGGATGAGGCCGGTTCTTTCCGTGCTTCTGTGCAAATACTGAGGGAATTAGACCATTTCCCTTGGGTAAGGACTTACTGGACCGAGCGCGAAAGCGAAATGAAAGAAATCGAGGAGTTTCTCTTTGATTGGTACACGAACTTCAAGGCTTACGCTGTTACGGCTCCTAGAGAAGAAGTAAAGACCAAAAAGAAGGCTTCTAAGGAAGAACAATTGAGTTTAGGGCTCATATCCCTAGAACCTGACGTATAGGTTTGACTATAAATGACAACTGACTGGTCTCAGGTCAAGATTAAGTGTTGGGCTTGTGGAAAGTGGCAAACAGTAGCCGAAGCCTTTAAGAAAAAGGCCGTTTGGCTGTTTTGCGTATTCTGCGACAAGAGGCTGGCTCCATGATGTACTGGCGGGTTAGGGTAAGACTCCCTGAACGCTTCGGGCAGCCTTGTAAAGTGTTGGCTTTTGGGAAGATGAATAGCGCCCTGGTGGAGTTTGAAGACGGCTACAAGGTCATTACTTCTAGGTGGTATGTGTCCTCGATCCAGCCAAAAATTCCTACTACAAAGCAGCTCTCTCTGTTCTCTGGAGATGTCAGCAATTCATTACGTTTGTCTATCGATCTTACGGAATCCATTTAA